CGATCCCTGCGGGGTTGCCGGTCGGCTGGAGCTGGATGGTCAGGTCGACCCGCTTGTTGACGAGCTGCGCGCGGCCGTAGCTGAAGGAGCCGGATCCCCAGTTGATCGTGGTGCCGTTCGCCGACCACACCGGTGTGTAGGTGAAGTCCTTCAGGCCGACGGAGGCCAGCCATCGCCAGTCGACGCCGTCACCGACATAGAGGTCGGTGCCCTCGATGATGAGGGTGTTCTTGGCGCTGGTCGGCCGGGTGGTGGGTGTGCTGGGGATGACCCCACGGCCGGTGAAGTACCGCTTGTCGACGACGTTCGCGGCGGTGACCACGCTTGAGCCGGCGGCGACGGTGCACTGGGCCAGGGGTATCTCCCAGACGCCGTTTTCTACCCGGGTGAGGGTCGGCGGGGTGACGCCCCCGGTGACGTACACGGCGGTGACGCTGTTGGCCGCCTGGTCGGCGCGGAGCACGACCAGGTCGATGCGGGCTGCGCCGCCGCCGTTGGCGGGGACGGCGAGGTTCTTGGTGGCGTCCAGGTGGTAGAAGAACCCGTTCACCGTGGCCATGCCGGGGGCGACAGCGACGGTGGCGGCGCTGGATCCGGTCACCTTGAGCACGGTGCTGGCGGGGTCCTCGGTGTGGACGCCGTCGGAGTTCCAGCGGCGGGCCATGCGGGACCACTGCAGCTCGGTGGTGATGCTGGAGGTGTCGAACGGCGCGGAGAACTCAGCCATCAGGCGGCCTTTCGGGTCTTGAGCCTGGTCACGTCCTTTTTGACCTGGGCGATGTAGGCGTAGATGCGGGCCACCGTGGAGGTGCCCGTGCTGTCGCCGCCGACGGTGGCGGTGACCTTCGGGCCGTCGGCGGCGGTGCACGTGAGGGAGACCTCGCGGACGACGTCCGTGTACCAGTCGCCCCGGACCTCGGCGGAGACCGTGTCGCCCACCTGGTAGTCCCGGCCGTAGCGCAGCTGGGGGATGTCGATCGGGGAGATGGACAGGGAGCCTTGCCCGGCGCCGTTGGTGAGGGCTTCGGAGCCGGCCTGGTCCATCTGCGCGGTCAGGTCGACGGACGCGGTGTCCACGCTGGTGAGATCGACGAACTGCTCGAGGACCAACGTGGGGAAGATCGGGTCCGTGCGGTCGTAGGTCTGGCACACCCGCGGACTGCTGCCGCCTCCGGCCACGACGATCGCCCGCGTGCAGGTGGGCGGGGTGGTGGAGTAGGAGGCGTCGGTGAGGTTGCCGAGCGCGAAGGAGAACCGGGCGTTGGCCCGCACGGTGGGCGTGTACACCTGGAACTGCAGACCGGTGCCGACCTGGACGACACGGAAGCCGAGCCCCGCGCTGTTGGCGATGTCGGCGACGACGGTGAGGAGGCTGTCGAACTGGTTGACCTGCCGGGTGATCGTCGGACCGCGCAGCCCGTCCGCGGCGAGGGTGAGCAGCGGGTTCTTCCGGGAGGCGAGCGCGCCCGGCCCGGCGTTGAGGTTGACCAGAGTGCGCATCCCGGTCTCCGCCTTCACGGCGCTGAGCTTGTAGACGGAGGCGGTCTGGGAGCCGATCGCCGCGGTGGGGGTGGGCCAGCACGTGTACTGGGCCAACACCGTGGTGTCGTCGACGCCGCCGACGGTGAGCTTCCCGGAGCCGCCGTCGCCGGAGGATCGGGACCAGTCGACGGTGCGGATCGGCCCGGACATGACCGTGTCCCCGCTCGCGGTACGGATGATCAGCCCGTTGCCCTCCACCAGCAGCGGTGCTTTGTCGCTGTCGGCGGACACCTCGAGCGTGTACGCGCCGACCGCGTTGTGGCGGGGGATCACGGTGAGGGAGGTGTAGTCGGCGACCTGCCCGAGCCGGTGCAGGCTGGTGTCCCGTACGTACACGCGGAGCGCGTTGGGGTCCATGGGGTGTCCTCCTCTCAGGCGGCGAGGTAGCGGGGCTGGTAGGTCATGCGGACGCGGGTGTTCGAGGTGGCTCCGGTCACGGTGAGCGTGAGGTCGTTGATGCCCGGCGTGAGGGCCCACATGGTGGAGGCGTCGGAGATGTCGGCCCACAGGTTCGTGGTGCCGTTCAGGACGGCGGTCTGCTGCCGCTCCCGGGTGTCGATGACGACCGTGTCCCCGACGGTGATGGTGTGGGTGAGGACGAGGACCTCGCCGGTGGTGACGTTGGTGAGGCTGATCGCGGTGGCCGGCCCGGTGACCGTCCACACAGGGAACGCGGTGTCGTCGCCGTCGTTGTCGACCGTCACGCTGCCGAGGACCTGGGAGTTGCCCACCGTGAGGGGCAGGATCGGGAAGAACGTCCCGGCCACCGTGGACCGCCACTCGGTGGTGACTTCCGCGCCCAGCCAGAACGGGGACGGGCAGGCGAAGGTGAGAGCCGCGATGCACCAGCGGTTCCCGGCAGCGTCCAGGGATTCGTCGCCCTCGAGGCCCGCCGTGTAGCAGGCGGGGATAGTGCGGGAGGTGCCGTCGGCCTGCGTCACCGTCAGCGTGCCGAGCCCCCGCTTGGGGTTCAGGGACCGGATGAGGGTGCGCCGCCGGGTGAGGTAGGCGGACCGGCTGTCGTCTGCCCAGAACGCGATCGGCAGAGCGATCTCCTTGCCGCCGGCGCGGACCTGCCGGATGGCGTAGCCGTCAATGCCCGGGGATTCGTCCTGGCTGAACGTATAGGTGGGCATGTCCAGGCCCTTGGCGCCGGGCTGCAGCACCCAGCCGTTCTCCCAGTCACTGAACTTCGTCACCAGGCCGGCGGGGTCGGTGAACGAGACGGTGGGCAGCTCGTTGACGCGGGTGGGCCACGGGACCCCGGGCTGCTCTACGGGCGGGGTGATGACGGAGGGGACGAGAATGGGCACGGTCAGCCTCCCACGACGACGGGCCGGTGCAGCGCGTTCTCAAGCTCGAGCGCGGCGAGGATGGACTGGCGGGAGGCTTGCTCGCGGACGGTCGCGTTGTAGTGCAGGTGCCGGTCGCCAACCGTCGTGCTGGTCGTGTTGTTCTCGATCCGGCTCGAGGTGGCGGCCGCCGACGACCGCACCATGGCCGCCATCTGAGAGACCGCCAGGCCCGCCTCCGGCGCCGCTGCCCGCACGCCCTGGACGAAGCCCTGCACGGTGAACCGGCCGAGGTCGGCGAACACCCGGCTGGGGCTCTTGATCTTCAGGGCCTTCTTGATGGCCTGCTGGATCTTCTTCGCCAGGTCGGACATCGCCCGGTTGATGTCCCTCTCCTGCGCCTTCAACCCGGCCAGGTAGCCCTTGCCGGACTGCTTGCCCGCGTCGTACATCGCATCCGCGGCGTCGCGGCCGTACTGCTGGGACGCCTTGGAGATCTGCGCCTGCACCGTGTTGATCTGCCGCAGCTGCTCGGGGGTGGCGTCCACCAACGCCTTGGCGAAGGCGGCACCCTGGTCCGGGCCAGCCGAGATGATCTGCTGAAGCAGGATCTTGGACAGGCCCCGCTTCGCCAACGTTTGGATGTTCTTCCCGAACGTCTTGATCTGGTTCAGGCGGGTGGTGAGGCCACCGAGGATGCCGCCGGCATCGAAGGTGTTCCCGCCGTTCGGCAGGGACGTCAGGGACGCAAACTGGTTGGCCTGGTTGGTGCTGTCCGCAGCCAACTGGTTCGCGGCGCTGATCTTCGCGGCGATGGCGTCCCGCTGCTTCGCGAGCGCGTCCAGCTTCCCGGTCTGTGTCTTGATGTTGGCCAGCAGCTTGTCGTCCAGGGTCGTCTTCACGCCCTTGAACGCGTTCTTGATGGCCGTGGCCACCTTGCTCATGGCGGCATCGATCTGCGCCGCAGTGCCAGCCAGTTGCTTCAGGAAGTCCCGGCCCACGGAGGCGGCGATCGGGCCGGTGTCGATCCGCTTCCCGCCTACCTTGATGACTCCGCCGCCTGCGTAGCCGCGGGGCAGGCCCCTCGAGATGCGCACGCCGCCGAGGATGCCGCCCATGGCGTAGCCGCCGGGCCGGTTGTACGCCCGGGAGAGGCTGCCGTAGCGGGCGAGCGCGTACCGCATCGACGCGTACACGTTGGCGAGCGGGTCGACGGAGACGCCGTACAGCTTGGGTCCGGTGTTCTTGTACGGCCCGGCGTACGCACGGAAGGTGCTGTCGATCAGCTGCATCAGACCAACAGACGGATGGCCAGCCTTCCAGTTCGAGTCCGTCCGGTTGACCGCGCGCGGGTTTCCCGCAGACTCCTGGTTCATGCGGCGCAGGGTGGTGTTGACCAGGCCCAGGCTTTGGTGGACCTGGCCGAGGGCCTGCTGGACGACGCCCCGCCACCGTTGCACCCCGCTGCCGCCGTCCCCGCCTCCGGTGAGGTACGGCATGGGGTCCACCGCGCGGCCGTTGACGCGGGCCTCGAGGTGGAGGTGGGGGCCGGTGACGTTGCCGGTGGCGCCGACGGAGCCGATGCGGGCGCCCTGCTTGATACCGGCGCCGACCTTCGCGGCGATCGCGGACATGTGCGCGTAGAGGGACTGCAGGCCTCCGCCGTGGGAGATCATGACGTGCTTGCCGTACGGGCCGCCCGAGGTGGCGGACTGGACGGTGCCGTTGTCGACCGCGACAACCTTCCGGCCGACGGGGGCGGGGAAGTCCAGGCCGGTGTGCCGGCCGGACGACCACATGGAGCCGCGGACGCCGAACCGTGTGCCGAACGGCACATTGACCGGCTTGATCCACTGCCCGGAGGATTCGGGGATGTCCTTGCCGCGGATGTAGTCGATCGCGCGGTCGATGAAGTTGAGCGGGGCGTGCGCGACCGCTCCGGGCCACGTGGTGACGTTGGTGCCCAGGACCTTGTTGATGCCGTTCTTGATGGGCTTGAACGCGGCTTCAGCGACGTCCGCCAGGCCTCCGCGGACGGCGTTCTCGCCCTTCTTCAGGACCGAGCCGACGCCGTCGGCGATGGATGAGCCGATGCTCTTGATGCCGCCGAGGATGCCGCCCTCCGCGAACCCGTACTGGGCGCGCGCTATGGCGGGGTGCTGGCCGCGCATCGCGGCGGCGTTCATCGCGTACAGGCGCTGCCGCTCGTAGGGGTCGCGCATTACCTCGGAGACGTACACACCCTCGCCGCGCCGCATGGGTACGAGCTGATCGTCGCCGTCCCGCCAGGTGGACCATCCGGGCAGGACGCCGCCTCGGGCGAAGCCCTTCGGAAGGGTCATCTTGGTCATGTCCGGGATGCCGGGGATCTTGCTTGCGGTGGCGTTCCAGACCTTGACCAGGCCGTTGTTGTAGACGGTCTCGATCATGAATCGGATGGGGGCCTTGACCAGGTTCTGCAGGCCTCCCCAGACCTTGCCCAGTCCCTTGACTGCGCTCCGGAACGACTCGGTGAGGGATTCGACGAAGCCGTCCCAGCCCTTGCGGACCGCTCTCCAGGTGCTCGATGCGGTGGATGAGACGTTCTTCCAGAGGGAGTTCCAGAGGTCGAGGGCGCCCTGCTTCAGCTTCCCGAACTGCTTGACCACCCCGTCCTTGATCTTGATGGCGAGGTTGACGAGGCTCTTCAACATGCCGGTGAACCAGCCGATGGCACCGTTCACGATGTCCGGGATGATCGAGTGCCCGAGCAGGACGTCGTAGAGCCACTTGAACCAGTCGACGACCGTCTTAACGCCATCGCTGATGGCCGTCACGAACGAGGTGATGCCGTCAATGACCGTGGTCATGGCCGGCACCAGTGTCGTGATGGCACTCGTCAGCACGGTGGTGAGCAGCTTCGCCAAGCCCACGATCAGCGGCATCAACGGTGTGATGACCTGCAGGGTGAGGTCCAGCAGCGCCACCGTGAGCTGGGCCAGTGGCGGGATGAGCGGCAGGATCGCGAGCATGAGCTGCGGGAACAGCGGTGCCAACTCACCGAGGAACACGCCGAAGCTCTGCACGATGGGTACCAGTGCGCCGACGACCGGGAGCAGGCCCTGGGTGAGGGCCCCGATGAACGGCACGAGCTGGTCTCCGAGCGCGGTGAACATGGGCGCGAGCGCCGTGATGATCGCTGCGATCAGGTCACCCAAGGGCTTCAGCAGCGGCATCAGGTTCTGGACGATGCCGACGAGGATGCCCCCGATGGTCTCCACGACGGGGGCGAGCGCCTGCACGATCGGCATCAGCGCTTCGCCCAGGCTCTTGGCCAGGTCGGCCAGCACGGGCCCGAACTGCTCCGCCAGCTGCTGGACGACAGGGGCAAGTGCTGCCAGCACCGGAAGCAGCGCCTGGAGCACGGCGCCAAGCGTGCCCGCGAACAGCTTGGCCACGGCGTTGAGAGCCTTGAAGATCTGGGTGAGCGCGGCCTGCACTTCTGGCGACTTGAGGACCTTGGCGATCTCGTGAATGGCGGCGCCGACCGTGCCGAAGAAGTCCCCGCCAGCGTCCTTGGCTGCCTTGAAAATGCTGCCGATGATGCTGCCGATGTCCTTGAGGACCTGCCAGAACTGACCGGCCACGTCCAGGGCGTTGTTGATGGCGTCGGTGAGGCTGCCGTCCTTCAGCTTCTGCGACAGCCGGTCCATGACGCGGTCGACGGTGCCGGCGGCACCCTTGGTGAGGCGGTCGAACGCGGGCTGTGCGGCGATGCTGAGCTGGGCGAAACCGGTGACCAACTGCCCGGGGATCCTTGAGACGTTCCCCAGGGACTGCTTGACGCCGTCGAAGACCTGCTTCAGCTGCCCCGACTTCTGCAGGTTCGACACGGCGGTCAGGGCGTTCTTGCCCATGATGTTCAGCTCGCCAGCAGCACCGACCAGGCCGGAGCGGACGGTGGGCAGGATCTGGGCGCCGACCTGCCCGAGGCGCGTGCCGATCCCGGAGAACAGGCGATCCTGGACGTCCAGGCGCATGTCCCGCCACGCCGGAGCCATGGTGCGCAGCTCGTTGACGAACGCGCGGGCGTTCGGTGACAGCTTCGCCAGCGCCGTGTCCAGCTTCGACGTCTGCGTGGCCGCCTTCTCCTGCGCCTCCGCCACCGCCTTCGCGGCATCCGCGACCGCACGGTGCGCGTCGGCGAGGGCCCGCTCCTGCTGCTCCACCTGCAGATTGGCCTGGCGAAGGCGTTCCTTGGCCTGGACGACAACATCGGAGCCCTCCACGCCGGCCTTGTTCGCGGCCGCCGTGTCCGCCTGCAGACGCTTCTGCTGCCGGGACTGCTCCTCCGCGGCGGCCTTGGCCCGCTGCAGCGCAAGGTCAGCCTGCTCGATCTGCAGCTGCGTGGCCGTCGGATCCGAGCGAACCTTGTCCAGGTCCAGCTGCGCCTGCTTCACATCGAGCGCGGCCTGCTCCTGATCGAGGGCGCCCTGCCTCAACTGGGCGTTCATGTCCTCGAGATCGCGGACCGCCTGCCGGCGCGCGGCGTTCAGGTCCTGCTGAGCCTGCCGGGCCTGCCGGTTCGCTTCGGACAGGGCGCGTTCGGCGTCGGCGACACCGCGGGTGGCGTTGGCAAGCTGCCGCTGCGCGTTCTCCACCTGCCGGACCGCTGTGGCGGCCTTGCTGGCCTCGCCGGTGGCGGGCTGGAACGCGGCCTTGATGGCGTCACCGACACCCATGGTGCCGACCTTGAACGCGGCGAACGCCCCCGCGAGCGCGGCGACGGCAGGGGCTGCGGTCGCGGCGAGCGGGCCCATCTGCGCAATCGCAGACGCCAGGGAGGCGATCGTCGGCAGCGACGTGAGGGCCAGGGCGGTGAGTTTGGCGATCCGGGAGGACAGGATGCCCAGACCGCCGGCGCTGCCTCCGCTGCTGCTGCCGATCCCACCCAGTCCCGTGGTGAGGGCCCCGAGGCCGCGGGTGTTCACGCGGACGTTGACTGTACGGTCCCGGGTCAGCGCTGCAAGCCGTGCAGTGACTGCGGCAGTGTCGACGTCGGCGTCGATGGTGACGCGTCGGTTGCGGGTGAGGGCGGCAAGCGCGGCGTCAGCACGCGCGGTGTCGGCGTCGGCGGTAACCCGGACAGTACGGTTCTGGGTAAGGGTGCGCAGGTCGGCGGCGGCCGCACGAGCGTCGAGGTCGACGCGGACGTGGACAACCCGGTCCTGGACGAGGCGGGTGAGCTGCGCCTCGGCCTGCCGGAGAGCGGCCTGCTGAAGCCTGGGGAGGATGTCGACGGTCTGCTGCCCGGAGAGGGCACCGAGCTTGGTCTTGGCGGCGCTGTCGTCGACTTCCGCGACCACCCTGACCTTCCGGTCCCGGGTGAGCTTGTCCAGGGAGGCGGTGGCGGCCTTGTCGTCCAGCTCCGCGACCACCTTGACGGTGCGGTCCCGGGTCAGCTTGTCCAGGCCCGTGCGCGCGGTGGCGTCGTCCAGGGCCGCCTTGACCTTGACGCCGATCGGCTTGGCCAGCTTCTTGCTGATGGCGTTGCGGATCAGGTCCCCGGCGAGGTCGCCGGCCGCCTTGGCGGGATCGCGGATGGCGGAGGGCAGCTCGATGCGCAACCTGTCGCCGAACTGGCTCATGTCCGGGATCAGGCTGACCCGGGTGGAGCCGACGACGGTGGCGTCCGACATGCTGCCCTCCCTCCCCTACTTCTTGAGTGCTTCGAGTTCGCGGATCCTGGCCATCCACTGGTCGATCTCCGCCTGCTGCGCGACCGCGTCGACCGGGCCCTTCTGCGGGGCGAGCCGATCGAGGACCGCCCGGTTGCGGGCGTTGCGGGCCTCGCTCAGGGCGTCGCGCTGCTCGTCCGCCTCCAGGCGGGGCGGCTCCACCGGCGTCATCTGCGGTGGGTCGCCCTTGAGGTGGGCCTTCCACAGGGTCTGTGCCATGAGCTGCAGGAGGTTGACGGTGGTCGCGGCCAGGTAGGTCTGCTGCGACCAGCGGTATCCGTCCCTGTCGCCGGCGGCGGCGGCCTTGGTGGCGGAGTCCTCGGGGAGGGCGACGACCAGGTCCCGTAGTTCGGACCAGTTCATGCTTCCCTCTCCCCAGGACATGGCCCAGAACTCCTCTAGGCGGCGGCCGGGGTAGTAGCGCTGGAGGTCGGCGCGGACGGCTCCGGCGTGCTCCTCGAGGAGTTGGAGGAGCCAGAGTCTTCCCCCGGCTCCGTACCGGCCTCCTCGCTCAGTTCCTCGAGCAGCTTCTTCAGCTCGCCGACGGTGAGCTGGGCGACGGAGACGAGGTCGTCGAACGCCTCCGGCGGGGAGGCGACCTTCCGCAGGATGTCCAGGTTGGTGTTCTCACCGTCGGCTTCGACGCTGCGGACGACGTCGACGGGCCAGTAGTCCTGGACCAGGAAGGAGCAGACCTTCTCCACCGGGTTGGCGAGGTTGTGGGCGTCGCCGGGGACTTCGAAGACGAGGTCGACGTACTTGATGCCGGCGGTCTGCGCGATCTGGGCGCGCATCTGCTGGAGGCGGATGACCTTGCGGTTGGGCTTGGACACGGGAGGTTCCTTCTTGGGCAGGGGCCGGGCGGGGACTTCGGGTGGTGGTCCGCGCGCGCCGCCCCCGCCCAGGGATGTGAGCGCGGCGGACCACCAGTCAGGGGTTAGGGGAGGGTGACGTTGGTGATGAACCGCTGGACGGCCTGGCCGCCGCCGGGCGCGGCGAGCGGCTTGAACGTCAGCTCGAAGGAGCTGGCGTCGTCCGCGCTGCGCTTGCGGTTGCCGCGGTCGGAGACGTCCACGCGGGCGATCATGATGCGCTCGATGTTGTCGCCCTCGATGATGTCGATGCCGAGGGCGCGCTCGATGCCCGGGGAGGCCTGGCCGGTGCCGAAGGACAGGTACTGGGGGACGGCCGGCGGGCCGACGGCGGCGGCCACGCTGGTCATGTCGGTGGCTTCGACGGCGTAGTACAGCTGGAGGAGGTCGGCGGTGGTCTCCAGGAACGTGATCTTGAAGGATCCGTCCCGGGACTTCACCCGGGTCTTCACCGGGGCCTCTTCACCCCAGGCGTTGATCTCGGTGCGGTCCTCGCCCAGGGCCTCCTCGAGACCGTCCGGGTGCATGTAACCGAGGTCGACCCAGCCCGTACCCCAGGCGACGGTCGGGCTGGTGGGGAAGGCGGTGCCGACGGGGGCAACGTAGCACTTGCCCTTTACGCCGATCTTGATGTTGTCTGCGTTGCCCACGACGGGCCTCCTAGCTCACGGTTCGGGGTGGGCGCACGCTCATCCCCAGGGTCATGCCGACCCGGCGGATCCCTGTGTTGGGTTCCTCGGGGCGGTCCTGTGGTCCGGTCTCCTCGGAGACGCTGGTGACGATCCCGTCCGGGGTGGACTGGCCGGCCAGCAACTCCCACTCCCCCCGCACCCGCAGCGCGAGCCGGGTGGCCGCGCCCAGGGCCGGCTTCATGGGGGCGTAGCAGTCGACGGAGAAGCGGGGCCGGTCGATAGCCGAGCTGTCGGCCCAGCCGCGCAGGCCTGCGGTGCCGCCGATCCGCAGGACCCTGACGATGCCGCCGTGCTGGGCGAGTGCCGCGTCGAAGGCGTCTCCCTCGGGGAGTTCACCGACCACGAGCGCGGACGTGCCGAGGGCGGCTTGCAGCAGGTCGCAGGCGATCTGCTTGCCGTCGGGGAGCTGGACCGGCGTGGCCACG